TGCAAACCGTAGACTAAAAGCAATCGGTCTTAAACCGCAGTATGATATTTCAGCAAACAATAATCCACTACCTTGGACTCAGCACTGGATTTCCTCTAAAGGTCTCCAGGTTGCTCCCCAGGAAACCGAAGTAGAAAGTTATGTAGTCGGTGGAATTAAACAAGATGTGAAAAAAGACACATTTAGTGGTTTTAAATTGTAACAATCAATTTAAAATTTATAGATAGAGGAGGTAATACTCCTCTATTTTTTTATGATTCATATCACAGACATTTATTCTTTAAAAGCAAAAGTAGAAAAACTTAAATTTAAGTTGGACGAAGAATCAATATCATCCCATGAGAAATGGATTGCTAATAAATATCTGAATCATGTTTTAGATTATATTGATGAGTTGCGATTACGATAATCCGTGGTATTATAACGGTGAACCTTTTGAGTCTAAAGATATTGAAGATTATTTTGGATTTGTTTATTTGATAGAGAATAAACTGAATAGTCGAAAATACATAGGTAGAAAATATCTATGGCAATTTAGAACTCCAAAGGGTAAAAGTCGTAAAGTTAAATCAGAATCAGACTGGAAAAAATACTATGGGTCTTGTCCGGAACTTAAAGAAGACATTATCAAATTTGGTAGAGAGAATTTTAATCGAACTATCTTATCATTACATAAAACAAAGGGCAAAACAAACTACGAAGAGACAAGACAACTATTCACGAATAACGTACTCACAGAGTCCCTTGACAATGGAGAACCCGCATTCTACAATAGCAACATCCTCTCAAGGTACTATCGAAAAGATTATTATGAACGCAACGACTGAAGATATTGTTGCTCACGTTAGAGAATGGTCTCTCGATCGTGCTGCAGATAAAAGTATTTCAAAAGCAGATGCTCGTGCCATCCTTGCAGAGTTTTATGAATGGATTGAACCAGAAGATGACGAACTTGAGATTGTCTCTCTGGAACCAGAATCTTGACAAATCCTAAATAAAAACTTATAATGTTTACAACCCACCCCTCAAAAGGTGGGTTTCATATTATGAGACTTTGAGAGTGAAATTAGAGCCGTGGGGTCTGCCCTCTGAGAAGAGGGAAGTGCGCTTTCCCTATACGGATGTAGAGTTCAATTTAAGTTAGTGCAAAATTTCTTTACAGTAGCCCTGCCTCTCGCGGCAATGGTTACAACCAATACGGCAACACTGCCATTGTTTCCACCTCCTCCCGTAAGTGCTCCGCCATTTGCAATCGTTAAGGAGTTTGAAACACCGACAGCAACCAAAGAGGTTGTTCCTGAAAAGCCAAAAGAGAAGAGGCTAATTTGTAAAGGGTGTAATGAACATGAGAATGCTACCCTGGCATACTTCCAGGATCGTGGTATTAAAGACAGAAACGCCCTTGCTACCATTATGGGAAATATTAGACAAGAATCAACATTCGTTCCTAATATTTGCGAAGGTGGTAGCAGAACCAGTTGGAGTAACTGCGGTCGTGGTTACGGACTGATTCAATGGACATCTGCCAATCGTTATTATGGATTGGGTGATTTTGCTAAGAAGTTTGGTGGTTCACCATCATCACTTCATACGCAACTTCGTTATCTAACGACTGAGGTTCAATGGCAACGAATTGAGGATAGGATGAAAACTCCGGGTAAATCTATCAATCGTTACATGGACTATGCGTATAGTTGGATTGGTTGGGGGCATCATGGTGCCCGCACTTCGTATGCTCATGAGTATGCTTCCAAACTGATCACGGTAGAAGTTTGATACAATAGAATATACAACCGAATAATAAATAGAGAGGAGTGTTGCACTCCTCTTTTTTATGTTTAATTTTAACTTCGGAAAGAAGAAACCAGATAAGAAGCAGATAATCCTTATAAGCGTTGTACTCAGTGGTATTGTGGCAACACTCTCCCAATGTACTGGAACGTCTTCAGAGCGTCTCTGGGACCTTCTAGACGAGGCACAGAGGACGTTCTTCCCTCAGACCATAATCAACGATGTTCTGCTCCAAGATCCCAACCTCATCAAGAGGAGAGTAGAACGTGATGTAGATAAAGCCATTCGTGATTATGAACGCTTGACAAGAGAGTCAGAACCACCTAGAGTACCTTTGCCACGGTTAAGCGAGAAAGCTCCAGATGGCTCTGAGGCTCAAAGATTATTGGGAGGTGAAATGAGGTTATGTGCTCCTTGGGTTGACACCTGTCCCAAGGACTGATATGATATCAGAGTTGAGGGCAAGTAGCATAATGGATAATGCAGCATCCTTCTAAGATGTCGATTGGGGGTTCGAGTCCCTCCTTGCCTGCCTTGCTTCAGTGGTGGAACGGTAGACACAGCGGACTTAGAATCCGCCGCCTTAAAAAGCGTGGAAGTTCAAATCTTCTCTGGAGCACTTGACAATCAAACCTAAATGGTTTATAATTGTCTCATGCGAAATTAATTCAGCGGTAGAATGTCTGCCTTCCAAGCAGAACGTCAGGAGTTCGAATCTCCTATTTCGCTCTTGGTGGCACTCGCTAGGTAGATAACCTAGAAAGAGACTACCATTCCCTCTGGTAGTCTATTGGTAAGGACAGGCGGACAACGCACTGGGAAACTGGGTTCGATTCCCAGACAGAGGACCATTCCCCTATAGCTCAACGGCAGAGCAGAGAGCTGTTAACTCTAAGGTTCCTCGTTCGAATCGAGGTGGGGGAGTTGGAAGTGATCCTGCGATAACCTCAAGAGCACTCCTTCCAACTAAAACCTAGAATATTTCTAGGTCAGGGGGATGGCCTCCCCTGTTTCGGGCGATTAGCGCAGCGGTAGCGCAGTTGCTTTACACGCAATTGGTCGGCGGTTCGAATCCGTCATCGCCCACTTGATAAATACTTAAAAAAAGTATAATGGAAAAACTGTTTAAACTCTTAAGTGATGCTCAGTCATCACTTTTTGTTTTGTTTCATAAAACTTGGGCATTTCATTGGAATGTAGTTGGAAGTGATTTTACTCAACTTCATCAACTTTTTGGTGGACAGTATGAAACTATGTTCGAAGAGATTGACAGACTCTCTGAGCATATGAGATACTTAAATATTAAACCACTGAGTTCACTTTCAAGAATGCTTGAGGTTACTCAAATCAAAGAAGCAGCAAGTTCAACAGGAGCAAAAGAAATGCTTCAGGAACTTCTTGAAAATAATGAAAAGTTTTGTGAGTTAATGCAAGAGATTTCAGAAGAATCTGAATCACAAAAGCAATATGCAACTGCTAATTTGGTCCAAGATTTAATGGAGTCTCACGGAAAGTTTGTTTGGATGTTAAGATCACATTTACAGTGATAAGGATGAAGGACAATGTTATCGATAAGATGCAAAGATTGTAATAAAGAATTAATTGGACACCCTACAAAAACAATTACTTGTGGGTGTCCTAATATGTCTTCAATTCGTGGTGATAAAATTTCAGCAGTTGACTTATCACGAGTTGTTATGCTAAACTCTTTAAAAGAAAATCAAAACAAAAATGTGCTGACTTCCCAAGATATTGCTTGGCAAGAAGCACGTCGCCAGCGTAAAGTGAAGCGACTTGATTTTGAAGTCCGTTGAGGACTTATTTGGAAGGAGTCCGGTTGGTCGAGGACACCGCCTTGAAAGCGGCTGGGTTTAAAAGCTTCGCAGGTTCGATTCCTGTTCCTTCCGTTTAAATGGTTACAAATTTAACAATTTCTTCAACACTGTTACGTATTGAACACAAATGATTGACTTTGGAATTTTAATGATTAGTATATAGTAGTATATTAATCTACAACTTATGGATCAGCACACCTATGATAATTGGGTGAAGATCAAAGAGACTTTTGAATCCTCTGGGAATACCGACAATATGTTCTATAAGAGAGCAGTTGAAATAGTCAAAACCAGAAGAGATCCTCTTGCAAAGTATCTTGGAGATGAAAAATGATGGAACCATTTGATGATGATTATGTAACTCGAACAGAAGTGCAGGAGATGATTGATGCCGCAATACGACGACACAACCGTAATGCTTCTATCATTAGTATGTGCGTAGGTTGGGTGGTTCTTTCTTTATTTGCTGAGGGACTTTTGAGATTAGTCGGCGTTATTCCACCTGTACTACCGTGGTTAAACATTACCTTAAAGTAAAAGGAAAATGTCTACACATACTAAACAAAGATACGCATTTGTCGCATCAGCATTTGTAAGAATGTGGGGAAGAGGTGCATTAACTGATATAAAAATTAAACAGTTTTGTGTGGAATGGGCCCATAGGAATGTAGATGCACCATTGGATAACACTGTTGATCAATACTTCTATTACGAATTTAAAACTTGGAGGGGATACTGATGTTTCATCTAGTCGAAGTTCTTGCAGCAAGCCAATTATGGTTAGGACTTTGTGGGGCAGGGTTGACAGTCGCTCCAATTCTGGGTATAATGCTTATACACCGAACTAAATAACGGTACAACGGGGTGTAAGTCAGCGGTAGACGGCATCTTTTGGGAAGATGAAGACGGGAGTTCGATCCTCTCCACCCCGACTCATAAAACTTACTTTATGAAAATGAATCAAGAAATCGAAGAACTTCAATCATTTACAGTCGAAGAGTTTCAAACAGATTTTGATAATCTGATAGACAGGGTTGAGCACGGCGAATCATTTATCATAACAAGCGAGCATGGAAATGCAATCATAGTTCCTTATAATGAAGTTGTAGAAATATGTGAAGAGTCAAAGATGGATTTTGAAGAGATAATCAAAATCCACACTGATCACGAAGAAGGATCGTGATTTGATTGGGACTGTCGCCTATGGGTTAAGGCCCACTGCTTATAACGGTGTGAACTGAGTTCAAGTCTCAGCAGTCCTACTTTGCTCGTTTACCCATCTGGTTGAAGGGACCGATCTCATAAATCGGCAGAGGTCAGTTCAATCCTGACAACGAGCACTTGACAGAATCCCTGTCAAACCTGTATAATACATAGGTCAACATTCAAAACAATGACTCTCACAGTAAAATTCAAGAAAGACGTTCAAACCCTTCGTGGCGCAGCAAACGGAGACTTTTATCTTGATGTAAAGAATCCGAAACTTTACAAAAAAGTTCGTCGTTTCTATGAAAACGAAGGTGTAGTATTCTCTGGTGATCCTCTGGATGATTATGAAATGCTTATGGAATATGTCTCTAGTGATCTTGAATCTGTTGAAGTAGCATGACTAAAGTTCTTTTGGAACGTGAAGGATATCGCTTCGTAGAAGTGGGTATTCTTGAGATAAACGGTAAACCCGATTATCGTATGCAAAAACAAAACGAATACACTAAACGATGGAATGACATTTATCTTTTTGATAATGTGCTACAATGTTCTACTGCAATGGAGGATATTGAGTATGCGAAATGGTTAGATCCTGATCGCGTTCCTTGTTATGTTCGAGGTTCCGAAGAGTATTGGGATTAATCGTCACGGATGGACGTTAACAGCACTGGTCGGGAGCAAAACCCCCTTATGTCTAAATCTGATTTACTAAGGTGGATTGGAAATATTCTTCTTATAATAGGTTATCAAATTATGTTATGGGGAGATTTTAAAAATGGTTTATTGTTAAAGTCTATTGGAGGAATACTCACAGTACCTTTTGCAATCAAACTCAAACTTTGGGACGTATTATTTTTATGTGCGTTCTTTGGTATTACCGAGATATCAAAGTTAACCCAACTTTTCTTGGTTTCGTAAAACCAAGTGGTGGAGTCAAATGACCCCTTAAGGTTTCTTGCTTCCTTAAAAAGTAAGTGGTGCGGATGGGGTAACCCCGCCTGGTTTCCAATTTCCAGTCAAAGAATTGGTGGCGAGCCTGAAAGACCTGTGAGGGAGTTGACAACAACTCCCTTT